TCTCAGGCGAACATTCGTATAAAAAAGATATTTTGTATCGAGTTACGAATACGCCTACACGCTCTCCGATAAAAAATATTCAAGTGTTTCCATTTATATCGACGGCATCTCTGGGAATGACAAGTGGATACCAACAAATGCTTTCTAAGATTTGCGGCAGTGGAAAGTTTCGTATCGAAGAGTTTACCATTATAGTAAAGAGTGGTATTCCAACAATGTTTCAAAGAGGTCAGTGGTTATCATTTGTGCCTACAGATTTGTTGGAAAAGGCTCAGGACATTGGCACTTGGGTATTTCTTACGAAAGATGAAATGAGAAACCTGTGTATTACAGATGGCGTATACGCATCTATAAAACAAAAGATAATCAGATTCTTTTGAAACATTCACGGGAATATTGAAAAAGTTTTTTGAAGTGTGATATAATACAAAACGAAAACAAGCGAAGTTGTTTTTTGTGTTAGTCATCATCTGTACTCGGTAGCAAGTTCGGTAAGTAAAAGTTTTTATAATTTTTATAATAGGTCCAACTCCTATTCTTGCTGTAGGTCATAGACCGAACATATATTATTATGGGGGTGTCAATTATGGACACACAGGAAAATTTTCTTTCAGAGTATGCAGGTCAGGGTTTTGATTCAATGACTGCAAAAGAGATGTCATCAGCTTGGCTTTCTTTGGTACAATCAAACAGCACTGCTGTAGCGGACCAGGGTATCGAACCTTGTCAGTGGAGAAACAGTGCAACTGGTGACGTGTACGGAAAAGAAGTCAAGGTTGTTGTACTTGACTTTACTACAGTCTGGTGTGAAAAAGACCCAGTAAACGGTCGTACCGTAGCTCGCTACGCTCCGAACTCAATCAAAGTCGAACAGCGTTTGCCACCAAAAAATGCTGCGAATCAGTTCCCAAAGATGTTCAATCCGCAGACTGGAAATGAAATCCAGGAACTCTTTATGTACGCACTTGCGTTGGCTGACCATCCAGAAGCTGGAACATTGCTTTACAATCCGCCTGTTGGTAATATGAAAACCCTCAAGGGTTGGAACAAACAGATGCACTCGCAGCTTATGGCTGACGGGCGACACTTCCCAATCTTTGGATACACTTGGAAACTTGTGTGCGATTGGGTAAAGACAACGCAGGGACGTGCCTGTCAGTTGGTGCGTGTCGAGAAAGAAAATCCTATCACAAAGGATTTGTTTGTATCGTCACTCAAGCCGCAGCTTGAACTTGTCAAGGGTGCTGATATGATTGCTCTTTCTGCTCCAGAGGAAACAGAAGAGAGCGCACCTGAGGAAGCGGCTGTTGACAGCTCAGCTCTCGCAGATATGGCTATCGAGTAAGGAAAACAAAAAGGCGGGGAAACCCGCCTAGCTTATAGGAGTTTATTTTGGATACAACAAACAAAGATGATGCAGGAAAACTGAGATACGATGTAGTTCCTGCTTCTTTTGAAAGAGCATTGGCACTTGTACTTGCTTTTGGTGCAAAGAAGTATGGCAAGAATACCTGGCAGCAGGTCAAGAATGGTAGTGAGAGATACTACTCAGCATTGCGTAGACATCTTGCTGCTTGGACAGAGGGGGAGTTTACAGACAAGGAAAGCGGATTGCCGCATCTATATCACGTCGCTGTAAACGCTTTGTTCTGTGACTGGTTCGACCAACAGAAGGTAAAAGAATCAGAACCTAAGGAGACTGTTGATTTTGATGCTTTGAAAGATGCTTTCTTCAAACGTCATTTCCACTCTAACCCACTTGAAGACATTGGGGCAGACACAACACGGGAGTCGTGCGAAGGATGTCCTGAGGATATTAAGAAGAACTGCGAGTCACCTTACAAAGAAGAGAGCAATGAAGACAAAGAAGAAGTCAAAGAAGAAGTCAAAGAAAAAGGTGTAATCACTGTCAGAGTAAAGGTTGGCAATGAAGAAGCTGCAAGAAGGGTTGCGAAAGTAATCGAAGAAACTTTTGGTACAATAGGAATAAGAAAGAATGGCTGATATAAACGTTATGACCTTTACAGGTCGATTGACTGCCGATGCTGTGTACAAGGTCTTGTCAACAGGCAAGGGGCTGCTAACAATGAACGTAGCTGTTAATACAGGCTATGGACAGTACGCTAAGACAACTTTCTTAAAGGTTCAGCAATGGGGAGAGCGTGGTGCAAAGGTTGTTGAGTACTGCAAAAAAGGGCAGTTGGTAGGCGGCTCAGGAGAGTTGTCTACTAGTAGTTGGACAAGTCAGAACGGAACGCAACACACAGATATAGTTGTAGATGTTCTATCATTTCAACTGCTGGGAAGTAAGAAAGATGGAGATGCAGCACCTGCAGCACCTGCAGCAAAGAAGGTAGAAGAGCCACAGGAATCTGCTCCAGAGTACACGATGGAAGACGGGGAAGATATTCCGTTCTAAACGTTCAAAACTCAACCGATAAAAAGGTTGAGTTTTGACCCTATTTTTTTTGCAAAGGGGTAGAGTATGAAAGAGATAGAGTCTGAACAAAAAGATATAAAGGAACTCCCAAGTGAGTTACCCAAAAGACTTCCTTGTTTGTATGCTATAAGAAATGAAAAAGGAGAGTACCTTGCTAGAAGTTCTACAAGATACACTGACTTCTACTACTTCACATCTGATACTAATCGTGCTATAACTTTTAAGGAATTGTTTTTCTTGAATCGTATGGCAAGAAAATTATATGGCTTCAAAGCTATCTATCAATCCGAAGATTGGACTCCAGAGGGAACTCATAAAGATTATATACGTGTAAATGGTCGCTTGGAAAAAATCGAAAGATACGAAAGGTCTGTGACATTCAAAAAATTATATCAACAAACTGTGGTATTAACGGAGGTTTCAAATGTTGGTCAATGATAAAGGGTTTATCAGAGAAAATTGTATAACACATTTTGATTCAAGATGTGTTGAGCTTGGAGATGTTGTAGTTCCTGTATACAACTGGTATCATTTTTTTCAGCAGGACATTATAGATGCTTATGCGATGCGTATGTATCAAGTCGCAGTGATTGACACTTCTCGTCCAGATAGCTATGGACTGGTTCGATGTGGAAGAAACAGAAACTCAGAATCTATTTTATGGGTTCGAGATATATACAGGTTTGGAAGCAGAGATGAGTTGCTTATAGAAGGGGCGCGTTCTTTTATCGAAAAGATTTACAAACAGCAAAAGGTTCTTAAAGGAGCTTGCGAATGAGAAGACCTGTGGCGTTGTTCTTTGAAACACCCACTACTATAACTGTCTACAACGACAAGGCTTGTAGA